TATGGTTGATCTTTGAGTTGATTAAATAAATCTCCTGGGGCACTTTCGAACATCCAACCTGGGTAATATTCCATGAGAAGCAATCCATATTGTGAGATATTTGTATTAAAGAACAAAGTAAGCTCTATATCTCCAGTGATGAACTTAAAATTTGAAAGAACACATTGATTAGGAGTACATACTTGAAAACTATCTTTTGGAAAGACATAATAACCAAGAGTTTCAAATGTAATATTCGCAGTGCTCCACACAGGTCGATCTAAAATAAAAGGTCGTTCCAATAATTGCGTTGGAGTTTGATTGTTGTAAGGGTCGGCATGATAAAGTGGATGTCTATCAATGGCAGCAGTAGTCACTGCTTTTTCGGCATTGTTAGCGAAACTGGTGGTTTGTTGAGTATCTTCAATAACCACTGTTTCAGTCGTATCGTTAGAAACGTCAGCAACATCAGCTTGATTTACAAATCTTCTTTTATTCACTCTAGTTTGAGCGAATCTAGCACTGATATCGTAGGGCTTGACACCACTGTTTATGATATAAGAATACCATGCACAGCGATCACAATTTTTCTGACAATCTCCGACACCAATATAATCATCAGTGCCATTGACTTTAAGAACAGACCAAAAATGTTTTCCTTGAACAACAAAATTCATAACTAGTTTATCACCTTTCATTGTAGAAATTTCACGGGCCATAAGCATTGAATGATGGAACGCTTTTTCATTAAGCACGGAACGACTGAAAAATATCATAGGGGCTTGATAGCGCTCATGTAGCATTTCAGCAAATTCCATTTCCTCAGTGTGATTCTTAATTCCTTGATTATGCATAACTCTCTGAATAACTGAATCATCAAAATGCATTCTCTTGGTAAAAGGATTTTTGACTTTGGGATAGTTTCCATTTCCTTTTGGAGTAGTGACTGCAACCTTATTTGTTTCGACGGGTGCAGGTGCTACTCTTCTCGGAGCTTCTTTTAAAATTTTAGGAGTTTTGTCTTCCTTTCGCGTGGGGACAACAGATTTCGGAGGTGGTAAAAGTGCGGTTATTGTAGGCATTGTTTTAACAAAATTTTCCTCCATTCCAAGAGGCTTGATCTCTTCTTCCTTTCTGGGAAGTGCAGGAGTCTGACCTCTTGCGAGTGCTCTGTTTTTGAGTTTTTCTGTTTTCTTCTCTCGCTTGGCATCCAAAAATTGATCTCGTCTAGCTCTTTTAGCAGCTAAGGCGATTTCAGCTTCACGTTTAGCTCGACGTTTTTCTTCGAGCTCTCTCTGTCTATCTTGCGCAACGAGAGCGCGCATTTCAGCTTGCGCAGCTTCTGTTTTTCGCCTTTCTTCTTTTTCTTTAGCATTTCTTTCTGCTAAGGCAATAGCTTGGGCACGAGCAGTGTTGTGATCAAATTTCCTAATATTAAGCTGTCTTCTCTTTTCAGTATGACTTCTAAGCATATTGGCAGCCCAATCTTTTCCTTGGTTAACAAATCTAATTTTTCCTTCGATAAACTTGTCCATCATTTCGTTATAAGTAGCAAAATCAATGCGGGAACTGAAACGTTTGTTGAATTCTTCATTCAAAATACTGCAGAATCTATCATAATCGTAACGTCCATAATGGAACATTTCAATTATTACAGATCTAGCAGTATCTTTAAAAGCTTGAACGTCTGGAATTTTGTTTGTCTTCCAGTTCATAATGTTGAGAACAACATTAATTTCCAAAGGTGCAAAAACAAGACCATTATGGACTTCAAAACGTCTCTTAAGATAAGTAACTTCACACAATCTTTTAAAATCAGACAAAAAGTACTCTGATTTATCAGCAGGAGTATAAACGTGACCAACTTCTGCCATAGTTTCCTTGATGAATTGAAAATTGTAACCAGGAATATTGTTCGTGAGAATATGATCATCCCCACCACAATTAATAGCATTGAGCCTGAAAAATGACATTGCAATTTCATTGGTAAACTCTATTTGTTGAGCTTGCATGACAAATTTACAATAACAATACATGTGTAAAAGCATGTTGATAATATTATTCCATATGTCCGTCATGTATTGTCCAGAAGGATTGGGTCCAACTGTTTGAAAAACGATATTTCTAAAATGATGAAGAACTATGATCACAGAGTTGAGCAAATTTGCTCTAATCTTGTGATATCGCATAGTCTTTTCACTTTGGTTTTTCAATTGTCGAGCTTTTCTATCATACCAACCAAGTATAACACTTTCAGCGCAGATAGCTACTTCAAACATGATATGTTTATCATACTTCTTGTAATCACCATCGAAAGCTTGATCAAAACGATCCAAATCGTCATGTAGAGTTTTCCACTGTGTAGAATGTGGATTAATTCCTGTAGACATATGAAATGCTACAGGATCTGAAGTAATTTGTTCTCTAAAAGAACCAAACCATCGTTTCATTAGCAAAAATAATTCAATTGGAGATCCGTCGAAAGCACGAATTTTACCTTCATCAACTTTCGCTTCATCCAAAACTTCGTCTTTAAAAAAAGTGATGAAAGGTAGATTGATCTTCTTGTATTCCAAAACATATTCTAGTTCATTAAGATCGTGTTGAAGAAACATATCTGGCATAAAAGGTTCACCAGATGCAGAACATTCTTTGCATTTCTTTGTGCGGTGTTTAACGCATTCGAAAAATTCACCTTTATCGGTTGCTTTTCCAAACTCGACATAGGCTCTCCAAGTGCCACTCTTCTTCATATCTATTTTGGGAGTGACTCCAAGTGCGCTGACTCTTCCATTGACAACTTCTCCCCAAGTTAATGGTTCAATATTTTGACACGGGGGTAGTTCACCAGACAAGACTTCTCCACAAGTAGCGAATATATCCCATTGTTCAGATGTGAAGTCTTTTTGCTTAATTGCATAATCCCACATAGCTTTGAGTTTAGGGTCTATTCTAATACCTTTCTTGTTAATGAAAGGTTTTTGCTTAACAGGAATTCTATTGTTTTGAATCAATAGACCACTCCAAGGAGTCTGACGAAACATAGTCTTTGTAGGCTGATGAACACTAACATCTGAAATCTCTCTAACATCCAATTGGGCATAAAGTGCTTCCCAATCGCTAGTCTGAACTGGTGGAGGTTGTGAATCCATATGAGGAATTTCCACATCCTCTTCCGCTTGTGGCGTAACAGCAGGCCAAGCTTGAAGAATCTCTTGGACCATTTCTTTAGTCAGAATTTGTCCAACAGCCTCACATCGCACATTATCATATGCAATATGAATTGCAAACAGAAAACCAGGTGCACAATGGGGATCATTGGTGTAATAGGGACAACCGCAGTTTCCAGATTCCGTAGCATATTTAAACGAAACATAATTGCGGAGAGTATACCCGAAAGTATTCTCATCATCTGGAACAACAAGATCCATCTTGATTTTAGCAGGAGCTTGAACAGTATTGGTGGAAAGAACTGAGTTAGCATATTTGAAAGTTGTGAGCGAAGTAAGTCCATTTGTGACTTTGGCAAGATTGGCTTCAGGAATAAACTTATTAGTCATTTCTTTCGCTAAAGGAATTTGAGTAATCTCTTCTAAATTGATAACCATAAGGTCACCATTTAAAAGATAGCATTCAAAACGTGGAACCCAAACATCTTTATCAAAAACAAAAAAATTCTCGATAACCAAAAGATTGTTTTCTTTCCTAGTAGGATAGAAAATTTGAACATCTCTATGGTCTGGTCCAGCATACATAAGAGTATGCGTTGGCAAAAGCAATATTCTTCTACGCAAAAACATAGCGTGAAGTCTTCCAGCACTTTTAGTTTCTCCTTTCTTGAAAATAGAAAAGTG